CCATGTAATTAAAGTTTGGCAAATCGGTATTTGGAACGTTCCAAGGTGCATCACTAAACAACTGTGTGCTTGTAGCACTGATGTATGCGAAGGCAGGATTATCTAAGGTAACTGCGCTAATAAAAAAAGTACCTAAGTCACCATAGGTTGCACTTTGCATCTGCACATAACCGCCAACGTAGGCACTCATGTCATTAGGATAACTAAACACTGCCTGCGGATTTTGGTTTGTATCTATTACACCTGATTCCTGAGCCAACACCACACCACTTGGTGCAGTACTTGGTAGCGTTACTATTAGTTGTACTTCTCCGTTCATTTTATGTGTTGTATTGATTTGACATGCGAACTCTTAAAGTTACGTTGTATAGCTTGCCATCACTTGACCGCTTTTCTACATAGCTTGTATCGTCTATGTTTACAGGTATCTCAATGAACTTGCCATCGTATTCTGTTAGCCATGTAACTTGGTTTGATGCAAGCAATGATCGCAGTAAAATAAATTCGCCTTCTGTTATATAATCACTTGTAACGGTTAGCACTTGTTGCACTAAGTTCTGGCGTTGTGTTAGCGTCCTATCATTTGCCGTGAATATGGAAGCACCACCATTAAACAACACCTTGCGGAATGTCTTGCGCTCAATCTCATTTGTAATTTCTGACTTCTTTGTGAAGTTGAAATAATCCCAACCACCACGACTATTCACCCATCCAAGTCTGATGTTATCAAAGTTGCAATCTGCCTGCCCGTAATCATGCGTGTTGTAAAAGATATATGTTTCACTTTTGCCATTAACACTATTCAATACGGCAACTGTGTAGCATCTCCAGTTAGCAAACAACGAAGGCTTCACTGTTAGTCCTGTCCAGTCATTTAAGTTAGCAGGATACACTGGTAAATTCTCAATATCAAATCCACTCAACATAATTGTTTCTTGTGTTGGTACACCCGTGCTGCTAAATATGGTTATGGTATATCGATCAACTACATTGTTGGTTAGATATGTGTCATTGCCCGGTATGGATAGCACACCATAGTCTTGTTCAAGCACAGGTATCCAAATGCTATTTGTAGCTACACCAAGTGACCATGTTTGACTAAGATAAAATGGCGAAGTGTTGTTGTTGCGATCACTCATTGCATACGATGAAGTATTTGTAAGTGCTTGCTTTACGGCAGCACCACCCGTTTGCACGTTAGGCTTGTAGCCATCTATCACTTGGAAGTATCCATTAACGGCTAATGCGTTATTGCCGCTCTCTTCACTGCCTGCATTTTCTTGCAGCACACCTGCAACAATCCACCATTCGGTAAGTGTAAATGTTAGTGTGATACCACTTATATCTTGCTGCGTATTATCGGTTGCGAAGTGAAAGTTTTGTGGCTCACTATTGCGCATCGTGTCAAGCAATGGATTCATATCAAAGTACAACCTATCATCGGGTGCAGCACTTAAATAGAATTGATACGGCACACCATTTAGTATTACTTGCACGCCATACTTAAAACCTACATTGCCAACCTCATCACTTATTGCAACAATCATTAGCTTTTGCCCACGCAATGCCCATGTATATGGTTGGTCATTTATTGTTATTGCCATTATCTTTTGTTTAGTAAAAATCTTTGCTCAATACCTTTCACGTATCCTTCAATCAACTTGTCTTTGTATTCATCCCACGTATCATCTACCGCTTCTTGGTAGTAGTTGATGCCTTCAATGCCACGCTCACCTATGCTAACTGCTATGCGTAACGCTGCTGCTCTAATGCTATCGTCTGTAGTTTTTATAAATTGCCCTTGATTATTTCGCAGCTTCAATCGCTTCACTTTTATCCATGCTTCAATGGCTGCAACTGGTGGTCTTTTATTTGGTTGACCGGGATAAGGCTTGCGTCCAAACTCAATAACATCTGCATACTTTCCTGCCTGATCATTTGACACAGTGAAGTCAAGTGTTGGCTTGTTGTAACGAAACTTTAACTTGTAGTAAAGTGACTTTGCTAAGTGACCTGATGCATTACGATTGACTACCTTACCACGCACCCTTCGTGTGATGCGTAGGTTGGACTGCGCACGCTCAATTACAGCTACTGCGTATTCGTTTAGTATGTCCTCAAATGCATCTGCCATTACAACACTTCTTCATATTCAATTATGCTACCTGCCTTCACAACTACACCACCCGCTGATAGACTAATCATTGCCACGTTGAATGTGCCCGATGCAGTTGCTACATAAATACCATCCGCACTCACAATTCTGTTTGTGCCAATCGCAGATACAACACCTGTATTATTTACGTTGCCGTTATTAACTATGTTTGTAGTTCCTCCTGCGCCCATCGTGAATCGGTAAATGGTTGTGCCTGCCGGTCCATTGGTTGAAAAGTTAGCCGTAGTAGTTGACGTTATCCATATAGTTGCACGCCACTTGTAAGTCTTGCCTGCTGTCATCGCAAAGGTCAACGCAGTCACGTTTGTATAAGTACCGCCTGCTACAGTTGCTTGGTCAGTTGACACTACAGCACTACCTAATCCTAACTCAGTTTTTAATGTCGCAAGTGATATTGCCGTTGCTGTGTTATCCGCATTGATACGCAAATATCTGATAGCACTTGGATTCGCAAGTGTTGCAATGCTTGTACCTACCGTAGTCAATCCGATGCTTGCTTGCTTACCATTAAACGTAGACCAATCTGCAGCACTTAATGCACCACGATTTGCAGCACTTGCTGTTGGTACATTTAGTGTGATGACTGGTGTAGTTGTGCCATTAGCAACACTACTTGCCAAGTCACTACCATTTGTGCCTAATGTCAATGCAGCAACTGATGTGACTGTGCCTGTTGGTATATCACCACTGCCAAATATCGAGGTGCTATTAACTGTCTTTACTGATTGATGTTGCCACTTTGCAGGTGAACCACCATACAACCAAACATCGTTGGCTGTTGGTGTACCGCTTTGCATATCTATGCCATGTATTTTATGCACAGTTGGTGATGGGTACGTGCCTGATAAGTCACCACCTGCTGCACCATTTGGAGGTAGTGCTGTTGGTATAGTTGGGAATGTTTGCAATGCACCTGTGCCATCTATATACTGCGCACCATTTCCTGCTCCTGTAATTGCAAGTGTGCCTGATGTTGTAATTGGTGAACCTGTTACAGTAAATGCAGCAGGTGTTGTAAGTGCAACCGATGTAACTGTGCCACTGCCTACACTTGGTAAGTTAGATAAGTCGTTGTAGTCATTTGAATAAGCAACTGCACCTAATTGACCATTGATAAATTCATTACTTGGAGAATCAAACAGCAACACATCGTCTTGTTGTGGGCTGCTATATTGCACATCATTCAAGTCATTCAACTCGGTTGGAATTGTAGGCTTGTTTAGTATTTGATTATCACCTGTAGTTGCATTGTAGTCAACTGGTGTTTGACGCAACCTGTAACCTGCAGCAACAAGTGTCCAGTAAGCAGTGTTCGTTGGTAGCAGTGCATCGTTGTTTGCGATTGCTCTATACACGTTGCCGTTATACCAAACACGATCACCAACTAAATACTGATTGCCGAATGCAGTTGTGTGGTCAGTGTTGTAAGCGGTACTTACAAATTCACCACCACCGCCACCCGTTGCCTCAATCGTTACCGATCCATTGCCGTTGTCAGTTATGTTTATGCCAGTGCCGTCAACTAAGTTCAATATGTTTTGCACCGTGTTGTCAACACTATTTGTTTGTAGCAATACACCATAGCCAACACCACTACCACCGCTACCACCTGCACCACCTATGGACCATACGGCAGGTATGTCGCATGCGGACCAATCCCACGGCACTTCTAATTTTATCGTGAAGGCAACACCCGTAACCGTGTTCTTTTGCTCTTCCATGAATGGCTCAAACACTGGCTTGTCGACAAGCTGCACATTAAAGCCAAACAACTCTAAACCATTTTGTACTTCTGCAATAAGGTCCTGCCCCAACCGGATGCAGTCGCTAATCACTTCACGCTGGTATTCTGCTTTGCTTTCTTTATCGCGTGGTATGTCGGCAAACATTATGTGAAAGCCGAAC